CACCTCTGCCGTATCCAGATGATTTCATACCATCTGCTTGGTTTCCTAAGGGACCGTCCATTTTGACTTGACCTGCACTACCTTTAAAGTGAGCGTCACCCTGTTGAGCAAACTTTGCTGCTGGTGTCTTGAGTTTATTACTCATGTCATCAGGTTTGCTATTTTGTGGTGTAGGACCTCCGAGGTCTTCTACGCCTGTTCCCCCTGCATCGGGTACATAATTTGGAGTTTTTGGCATAGGTTCCGCAGGTTTAGATCCCTTGGTGACCTGGTTCTCCATCTCATGTAGTTCGCTATTTGCTGCGGTCATTGTTGCCAGTCCTTAGTTCCTTAGAATTTTATGTTATTATTTAGACATTTATAGATTGTTTAGAAACTTTTCAAATAAAGAAAGCTTGTACTCGTCTAGTTTCTTAGAATCCACCAAAGTATTTATACTCTTTGATATATTTGATACAGTTTTTTCACGCAAAACGCTACCTTCCCATACCCATTCCTTGCCTTCCATTACGCCATCTACGAATGCGTCAGGTGCAGATGGATCAGCAACGATGTCTGCTGCAGTAGCAAGCATGAAGTCTTCGCCAACATAAGAAACACCTTCTTTGTTTACGATAGATCCCATACCTCTTGATGATACACCAAGTTTCACACCAGAATCTAAAAGTGATTCTGCTATCTTACCCATAGGTGTGCTCAAGATTTGTGCTTTACCCACAAAATTATTACCCTCTTGTGTAAGAGAACATATCTTATGTGATACACGATCAAGGTTTATTTGCGGTCCGTCTGGATGTCCTAGTTCTCCTAGTGCACGTCCTTTAGACACAAACGCTTCATTGTATCTCTTTACCTCGTTCATCATAGTAGAGAGAGGATAGCAACGTTTGTTGCGATTTACTATCTCTGCCTGTAGAAACGGACCTTGAATGTAAAGAGTTTTCTTTCCGTCCTTTTCTTCAGTAAGAATATCGACTGATTCTATTTCTTCTGAAATTAACTTCATCCTATTCCTACCTCATGTAAGTGTAACGTACATCCCGATGCTGTTTCGGGTGCTGTGCCAGCAAAATTTGCTAAAGATGATGTGTCAGCATCAACTGTGATAGTTGTTTGAAAATCATTGACTCTTTGTGGTCTTTGAATTGCTGTGATCTCTTTATGTGCAATCGTGCTATTGTATGTGCCTACAGATGATCCAGAGAGAGTAACGAAGTCACCTACCTGTAATTTTGTATCTGTATGATCAATAGTTATGACTGCAGCTGCTGCTTTACTGATAGCAGAAACTGGTGCTTTAGCTGGATGTCCGTAACGATAAAGGAATGAATCTCCCTTCGCTACATGAAATGATCCAACACCTGCTTGGTTTGCGGTATTGCAAACTGCAATGTGCCCACCTGCTTTTGCTTCCGAACAGACAACGTAAAGCACACCAGTCTTCACTGTCTGAGCAGAGGTTACAGCAGACGTTGCGTTAGCACTGCTAAGTTCACCATAATCTGTTACTAATGATAGTGGTTGTGATGCACTCATTCTTCTTCCTGTTCAGGTTCTTGTTCAAGTTCAGCGTTTGCTTCTGGTTCTTCCAAACCATCACCCACCTCAGGTAAGGGATCGCCCTCCTCAGGTTCGCCAAATAAAGTTTTAGCAACCTCAGGTGCAGCAGCATCCACAAACTCAGCAGATTTTGCAAACATCATTTGTTTCAAAGCATCAGATACTTCCGCAGACGGAGCATCGTTTGCGATCATGTCGATAAATTCAGCAGAATCCATTCAAATATTATAAAACGCTAGTTATATTTATATCTTCGCTTTCTTGATGTCTATTTCTGGTGCCTCTGTGCGTCCTCCATTTTTCTTGTTGTCAAGAGTGGGTTCAGTTTTATTTTTACCTAGATTACCTTGCCTTTGTGACTCTGCATCAATCGCACCCTGCATCATTTGATTTTGAGTCTCAAGAGGTACACCGATACCTGCTTCATTTTCTTCCTCCATCTCCTGTTGCATCTCTTCTATCTCTTCATCTGTCTGACGTAGAACCTTACGTTTGACATAATCTCTTGAATAGTATGTTCCGATGTATGGTTCAATGGCAACCATGATATTGAGACGTTCTGTCATCAACTCATGGTCTTTAAGTTCAGCAAAATGGTTGTCATACTTGTAATCAAACTGTATGTGCTCTGCCATCTTCTCAAAATCCTCAGGAGTCACAATATTTTTTAATATCAATTGTGTCTTGAGCATATCAATAAACAAACCACTGAATCTTTTTCTCAATCTACCCACAAACTTACTGAACATAAGTTCGTCACGTAAAATTTCTGATGATCTACCAAGATTGAATCCACCATCAGCACCTATGCGTGATTCTGGTACGTTCAATGCACGATATAGTTTTTTCTGGAAGTATTCTATGTCTGTAAGTTCACCTAAATTCTGTCCACCAGGCAATGTAGAGATTTCTGTGCCTCTACCACCCTCTCTACGTGGTAACCAGAAGTCCTCAAGCATAGACATGAACTTTTTATCGTCTTTTATCTCTCCTGTGTTAGCATCATACACTAATTTGTTACGATAACGACTCATAACGTCACGTAGATATTGTTCTGCCTTTACTTTAGGTAAATTACCAACGTCAATGTAGAATATTCTACGTTCTGGTGCTCTTGATAGTCTGTATATGACAAGAGAGTCCTCAATCATTCGTAATTGATTGAGTCCTTTGATTGCTTTGTGTAGATATGACAGCGTAATCTTCTTATTTCTATCTACAAGACCAGAATGCACATATGTGATCGCATCTTTTGCTATTCTTATACCTTTACCTGCTACAGAACCATACTTTTGTGCCATACCTTGTGGGTAATAGGTGTAAAATTCCTCTATTTTTGTATCTTTGGTGATCGTTTCATTACCTGAGTATGGTAGTGCAGGTATTCCCTCTGCTCCTCTTGCACCTTTGTCCTTACTAGGTCTTACTCTCATGAATTTTAGTTTGAGAGAGTCAATATATCTTACTTCTTGTATTCCTTCGTCTGGTTTTTGTGTGTCTATGACCTTATGATAGTATAATCTACCGTCTGTATACCAGTTTCTAAAAATTTCGTGTGCCTTTTTATCGAATTGTAGTAAGTCTTTGACACCTTTGAACTCATCTCTTACTACTTTTTTAAGATTATCGCTTACATTGAGGTTATCTAAGTTTATTTCTACAGGACTATCATTAGAATCAGATACAATCGCCTCATTTACAACGTGTTCGATGGCAGTGTCACACTCAGGATGCAATGCCATGTCACGATATCTCTTAATTACGTCAAACTCTGTACGAAAAACACCTTCTATATCAACGTATTGACCATAGAATCCTGACGATAGAAAATAATCAGCCCCGTCCTCGTTATTAGGAGGAACTGGACTGATTACACCTTTCTTCTTCTTATCATTGGGATCCTCAATTGAGAACCCAAAGAGTTTTGCCATAATATTTTACCTGCTTTTCTATGTATTATACCACAGAGTCATCATTTCTGCCATCATATGCTTCCCACCACTGAACTTGGAGGGTAACCTGAAACTCTTCAATGGTATCTGCTGTATCATAAGATAATTCTATTGGACTTACTAATGAAGGCCAACAACCGTGCATCTTATATCTACGTAGTATAGGAAGTTTAGCATTGCTTTGATCACCACGTATGTTTAGATCAGTGTCTGCTCTTCCTAATTGGTTGACCACCCAATCAGCAAAGTAATCTGTTGGATTGATTGTACCAGATCCGTCAGATACTTTGATGATAAAGTTTGCCCATCTCTCAAATGCTTCTCTGAGTTTGAAATCACCATCATTGATAATTGTGATTGTCCATGGGTCAAATCTTCTGTCACCTGCTACTTTTAATTGTCTACCTCTAAATGGTACGATAACCTCCTGTATGTTTGATGCAGGTAACTGTGCTCCCTTGATCATCATACGATGAGTTGTATTTTCAATTTCATCATCAAAGATTCCAACTCCTGAGGGGAAGTCCATCTCAACCTCAAAGAGATTAGGACGAGCACCACCCTGTACAAGTCTTGCCTTGAATGAATCAATTGATCTTTCGTTATTGGGAACCGAAAAAATGTTTCTGTTTAATGCCATAATTGTGTGGGTCTCCTATTACACAGTTCCTACAACTTCA